CGTTCCAGAACCTGTGAGAGTAACAATAGCTTCGCCATCTACCGCTACTGAAAGACTACCGACTGTTCCAACTGCTCCTGCTATAGAAGCAATTGCTTGTGCATTTACACCTGCAACGGGTGCGCCTGTAGTTCCTGCTGCTGGTGCAGTAAGGGTAACAGGTATAGTTCCTTCATCCCAACCTAGCTCACCAAAACCAGCTCGACCCCAACCACTTAGTAGCTGAGCCATTTTACGCTATTCTGATTATCGCTGTACTCGCTGCTGCTGCTGGAAAAACTATAGTAAAATCGCCAGATGTTGATGTTTTTTCGCCACCAAAATCAATAGTAGCAACAGATTTGTCACCATTAGTATCATTATAGATCATACAACCTCTAGCAGTAACAGTAGCTGTGCCAAAAGTTAAATCGGCAAAATCAGTAAACCCTGTAGTACCAGCACTCGTTGGTGCTACTTTTGTTAATGCTGCTCCGCCAGAAGTATAGTTTGTTCCACTTGCCTGACCAGTAGTAGTAAATGCAGTTGTAGTTGCACCTAAGGTTGCAGAGCTTGTATATAGTGCAAGTTTAAAAACATTGCCATTAGTTGCAAAATTGTGTGTAGCTTCTAATAGTTCTTTTTTAAAACTTGTTGTTAATGTTGATGTAATCGCCATATTAAATCCTTTTTATTATATCTGCTAACTCTTGATCACCAGATTTAACAAAATCCTGTATCAGGGAAGCTTTATAAGATTTTAAAGCATTTTTTATATAAATCAAACAAACTTGGTAAATCAAATTTTGATAAGCTCTAGCTTGTTCTTTTATATGCGGTGAAGTATTGTCTGAATATCCTACAATTTTCTCTGTTAATCTTTCAGCCCAGAACTCTGGAGGGTGTCCTCCGAAGTTAGTTGTCGCTATTTCTACCAGTCCTAATTTTGGCATTCCCTCTGGCGTAATCTTATCTACCATTTTTTAGGCTCTACAGATTTTTGTAAATGTTCGTCATTACGGCCTATAAGAGTTGGCTTATGTTCATATTTTTTTATTTCTAATTCACTAATTCTAGAAACTTGTAAAGTATTTTCATTTTGCAAAACTACTAAAGGATCTGCAAGTCTATGATATCCGTATAGTTTTTGTTCTGCTGGAACATCTGTATCTAACAATCCACTACTAGCAGCTACTTCTACTTGTATATTATTAGAAACACATTTAGACAACCAAAACTCAACACAAGCCCTTCCGGATTCTGCAAAATGCAAATTACCTTTATAACTGAAATCTACACCAAATAATTTTATATTAGCTACCTCGTTCCATAATGCAAAAGCAACTGCATAAGCAACCGTATTATTTAAATAATAACAATTAGTATCAACAATTATTTCTTTTATAGGGTACTCAACTAAACCAGGGCATCTATCATCTAACTGACATGTGTATATAGGCCCTTTATGCTCTTGTAATACTTTAGCCATACTACTAGTTTGGCCACCAGCATCATCACCTTCTAAGAATCTAGATGGGGGATCCATCATAAATACTCTATCATGGAATATTACATCTGCTACAGCATTTATTGCCCAGACTTCATCAAAATGAACTCCATGAGATTTAGCTAAATTATAATCAAACCAACTTTTACCTAGCCCAACTATGGCTATTGATTTACCTTTAAGACCTGCAATTTTTTCCATGTATTTTTTAAGATACCGTTGTCCTCAAAGAATCATGACGGTATTCATCTCTCCTTCCGCGAGCTTCTGCAAGATTTTTTAATCTTGTGATTTCAAGTAGAAATCTTTGCTCGTATTGTTGTTGTATATCGGGCTCACCCTTTAAAAATATATTAGCTTCTACTAATGTTCCATATAGTAATGCATTTCTAGCATTTTGTGAAATCCAAGTCCCAGTGGTATCTGTTACTATTGAATTTGGTTTAAATAAGTAGTGCAATTCAATAGAATAATCAGCATCTGGCACAGGACTTACAATTAATGTAGATCCATTATTTCCTGCTGTAGATAGTTCTTTATCAAAATCTGCGTAATATAATGGTTTAGCTCGTTCACTAATTGCTGTAGGATCGACTGAAAATTCACGCATGAAAGATGTATGTTTTTTATCTAAATAGTGATAATCACCATTACCATCTATAATTGCAACTGAAAAACTCATTTGAAAATCTGATGGAGCTGTTAAGTAAGTGTTGCCTGTGGTTAAGTTACCAGTAACATTCTTACGAAAGTAATCAAATTGTATTAACTCAAATATTCTTTCTTCTGCATTTTTAATAAAATCATCAATAGTAGCTACAAATGTAGTTTCTTCGTTTTCTACATAATTTTTAATTAATGTTTTTAATTCAGTTAATGTCATGATGTAGTAATTGTAACTGTCCCTAATGATCCTGTCATCTTAGGAGTTGTAAAATTTGTTGGCAGTGTTGAAGGATTCATGAAATTTGATTTAAAAATAGATGAACTTACAACCACAACAAAACCCTCTCCTTCTTCTTGATCATTGTTTGGTCTTGGTTTGTATAAAGCCTCAGGATCTGATTTTGCTGTAAGAGGTTCTAATTGTGGATGTTTAGGTTCAAAACAATCAGAACATACTTTAGCACCATTCCATTCTTCTTTTAATTCAGTAAACTTATATTCAAAGGCACATCTATCGCATAAAGCTTTTGCAAATTTTCCAGAGGCATAGGCCATCTTATCTCATCCTAATATCAGGTCTTACTCTAAATGATGCTCTATCTTCATCTTGGTCTGCTGCTCTAAGAAATTCTTCTTCGTATATAGCTTTTAATTGAGGAGTAAGTTGTGGATTCTTTTTTAAAGATATGTAATAAGCCAATCCTGCAACAAAACAAGGATAAAATCTAAATGGCATATCCATAGTATTGTTAGCTTTGTCTGCGTCATCCATTCGTACTATTTTATTAAAAACTAGAACATCTGTACTGTTTTCTGGTGCAGGCCATATTTTTAAAACTGGTGTAGTTAGCTTGTCAAGAAAGAATTGTGATGGCCTGGCTTTGGTTGTTTTATTTGGTATGTTTGTATATGCAGATCTACTAATTCTATTGATGCTTGTGTCAGTTTGCACTCCATTAATTGTTCTACGTACCACTACATCTAAAACATCAATTACATTTTTATTTAAAGGATAATCAGTTGTGCTTTCAGTAACTGTTTGCGTAGCTTGTTCTATTGTCCATTGATTAAGACCTCTGTTAGCCCATTCAGCAAGCATAATGTTTACGCTTCTAATTGCACTTTTTAAGTCGTATCCTGTTCTTAATTCAAGCCCACATCTTTCATAAGCTTCTTCTATAAACTCAGTTACATTAGGTTCAAAATTTGTGCTGCCTGATAATGCCATTATTTCTTTTTAATTTTTTTTAAAGACTTTTCTATTTGTTTAGCTTGTTTTGCGTGCAATCTAGAAGCACCTTTTAGCTCTTTAATTAGTTTTCTTTTTGCTGTTACGCTTAATTCTGTCATTATTTATTATCCTCTTGGTTATATAAATTATCAAATGTTATATTTGGATCTATATAACTTTCATGCTGCTCTGCTGAATGTGTCCATTGAGAAGGCATAAAGTCTGGAGCTCCTTCACCTACACGCCACAAAGCAGGATTTGTAGCCCTTACTCTATTATTTGGTAAAGCTACAAAGTTGCCAGTGTATTCACCAGCATCTGTTAAATATAACACATGTGACTGTTTATGTTGAGCAGGATCATCTGCTATTGAGTTGTCAGTATAATCTACTGTAAACAAATATTTACCCATGTGAAACTCACCACCTATTTTGCAAAGCCAGGGTGATGAACTAACTCTATCTAAAACTACAACAGAATGTTCGTGACTTAAACAATCCCAAGGTTGAGCTAAATGGTCTTCCATAGGAGTTGGCCATTCCTCTAAAGGAATATCTGCTACTAAAGCTTGGATAGGCATTCTTGCCCACATAGCACCGCCATGAATATTTGGCGCATCTTCTTCTTGATCTATTTCACAACCAGTAAAAACAACTTGAAAAGATAAAGATCTATCTGGTAACGTATTAACAGCTATTACTAGAGCATGTAGATACTCTCCGTGATAGTTGTTATGGTTGGCTGTAAATTCTTTTCTTACCCAACACTTAAACTGAGGTATATTGGAAATTAAATATGACATTTAAGGTGCAAATTAAACTTTGCCGCCTTTAGCCATATACTTAGTTCCTTTCATGGCACCACCTTTGGACATGTACTTAGTGCCTTTCATAGCACCACCCTTTGACATCTACTTAGTACCCTTCATAGCACCGCCTTTAGCCATAAACTTAGTTCCTTTTACAGAGCCACCCATTGCGTAACCTTTTGTTCTTTTAAACATTATTTATCCTTTTTTTTAACAACTTTTTTCTTAGCTGGAGTTTTTTTCTTAACAGGTTTTAAATTTGCTGCTTGATGATAACTTTTTCTACTGCCCATAATGTTCTCCTTTAAGATATGGTTGTGACTTTTCTTTTAGGTGACATAACTTTACCACAGCCTCTAGCTATAAAACCACCATTTTTCTTTTTGACTCTATTTTGTGCAACCATTGATCTTTCTATAGCGGCACCTCTTTTTTTCTCGTAGGACGATAATTTACCATCTTTATTAAGATCTGCTTTATTTTTATTCATAGGCCCTCCTAGACTCATTGAAACTTTTGCTTTTTTTGTATTAGCGACCACAGTTTGACCTCTGCTACCTGCTTCTTTTTTCTTAATTGCTGTTGCTTTACGTTCTGATTGCGACAGACTGTTTGCTTTAGATGCTGGCAAACAACGATCAGGATTTTTTTTGTCCTTACTTGTACCGCAATCACCTTTGATAGATCCATCTGACCCTATACGTTTCCAATTTTGACCTTTCCAATCAGCAAGTTGTCCCATTATCTTTGTCTCGCCTTCATAACAATACCTTGACCTCTTATAACTGGGCCACCATTAGCTTTTTTTGTTCTTTTAGATTTCTTAGCATAGTTAGGATCTTTGCAATACTTAGATGCGGCCATGTTGGCATAAGCTGAAGGATATGTATCAAAAGTTCTTTTAGCCCAAGCTTTACCAGAAGGACAAATTTTTCCGCCACTTTTTGATTTAGTCATTTAACAATCCCAATCTCTTCTAGCCCAATAATTAGCACTACATTTGTCTGTAGTACCACCTATACCGCCACTTCTAGCACAATATGATTTCTTTCTAGATTTAGTGTTTTTGTGCATACCTAAATTAGCATCACCAAAAGCTATTCTTTTAACTTTACCGCCATCACTACTACAACCTTTAACAAAAACTTCTTTGCGTTTCTTGCCATATCCAGGGTTACCTTTTGAGATAGCCCTAGGTCTGTTAAGCGTTACTGTCTTGCCTTTGTATTCTGCCATCTTTATGCATGAAAAGCAGTCAATGATGAAAATGTAGCAGTTGTATAATTAATATATATACCGTTACTAAAAAGCAATCCATTATCCGGAATAGTAATATCTCTAGTTACTGTAGCAGATGCTACAGACCCTAGTTTAAAAGAACTTGTACCGTTTGGAGAGGTGTTTACAAAATCTACATTTCCTGCCGTTCCAGAGCAAACTAAATTTACTCCTTGTAATCTGGATCTACCTGCAAAAATAACGTCTGCAACTGCTGTGTTAATACCAGCAGAAACATCACCTGCTGGATTACCAACAGCT